CAACATTCTCCTAGACTATTTCCGACACGCCAACGGGGAACGGCCGGTCGTATCTCAATACCACAACGGTGGGTTGCTTGGTTACACAAACAACACATTGTTCAACGGTGACGGGTGCGACAAAGCCTCGATGGTGACGTTCATGGGAGGTGTTGACGTCTGTTATGCGCCAGCAATCAGTCCGCACACCGCGAAATGGGCCGCGTTGTCAAGGGTGGTCAACCTCCAATGGAAGCATTTCAATCCGTTCACAAAGAGGAACGCGCTGTACATGGCGGAGTTCCGTGAACAGTTGCTGTCCATTGGTCAGGTAACGCCCGAGGAGTTCGAACAACAGCTAGAACGCCAAACGCGACCAAGTCAACAACGCCTGCAAGCAGAAGTCCAGAACTCGAACGCCCGCCCGAACGATCGAGCTAACGCGTTCATGAAGCGTGAGACCTACACGTCCGCGAAGGACCCGAGGGTCATCACGCCGGTGGACAAAACACTGCGAGTCGAGTACTCATGTTATGTAGCCGCATTCTGTGAGAAGTACATGAAACCCATGCCAGGTTATGGGTTCAAGCAACCACGGAAAGTGGCGGAACACATTGCTGAGACTGGCCGTGATGCAGGATTCATTGTTGAAGCAGACGTTTCACGCATGGACGGAAACACCCGCGAACCCACCCGCTACGAAGTCGAACGACCTCTTTACCAAGCCGCCTTTCGGTCCGTGTCGGCACGAAGATCTGTGCCGGTGAGCGACCTCTTCGATAAGACCATTGAAGGTACTACCACGATCGCCTTCATGTACACGTACCAGTCACGACTCGCCAGAAAGAGCGGTTGTCCAGACACATCAGTGGGCAACAGCTTGACGAGTTACGCGGTACTGTATCTAGCCTGTCGGTTGATGGGACTGGAGCACGAAGACGCTTGGACTGAGATCGAACGTGCACTGGTCGCTGGGGACGACACACTGGTGCCACTGAGTAAGAAGACCACTGTCATGTACAAGCTGACAGCAGACTCAATCGCGAAGGCGTATACTCAGGCGGCACTGGCGTTCGGATACACCCTGGAGATCACTGTACACGCGCGCGGGAGCCCCGTGTCATTCCTCGGCCGGTACTACCACCCCTGGACCGGGAATGCGAACTCATGCTGCGACATCCGAAGGCAAGTGCGAAAATTCCACACCTGCACGAGTCTTCCGGTCATCCCACGAAATGCGAAGAAAAGTGGGCTTGACCCTTCCAGGATGAAAGCGTTGGAGAAGGCGTTGTCCTTTGTGCTCACAGACAAGAACACCCCGATCATCGGGGAGTGGGCCACGCGCATTCTCAATTACGCTGCTGAGAACAATTGGCCGGAACGGTCGCGGGCCCAGGCGGACATGGAACGGTGGTGGTCACAATTCGATGCCACCAACCAGTTCCCGAACGAGCCCGACGAGTTCTACGAATACATCCTCCAGCAAACCTATCCCGAGTTAGACGTGGACAAATTCCGTGAAGCACTCAAAGGAAATCCCTTGGAGATGCCAGTCTGCGTTGCCGAAAATCAGGTCGACAAACCACGCGTTGATGTGATTGTAGGGGATGATTACGTGCACGGAAAGGAAGGGGTGTTGTGTGCTCAACATAAGAAGGAGAAACACGACCCGACAACAAAGAAGAGAGACAACGATGGCAAGCTTCCGAGACCCGAGACCGAGACCACACGAGTTCTACGACACCAGAGGAAAACTCCTACCTCTTCCGAGCGTAGTGTTCGTGATTCTAGCGTCTCCGTGGAGGCGGGTGCCAAGCCTAGTAGCAAGCGCGAGACTCAGCAGAAACGACGCGGGTCAGCTGCGAAAGCTACTGGTGGACAGCGTACCCCGTCACCAGCTTCGGGAGGTGCAGTACAACCTGCTTCTCGCGATCGCCGCCGTCGAC